CTGTAATCAGTGTACTGATACGTTTCATACATTTGGTTTTTATCTATTAAGGCAGAGCGAACTCTGCTTTACTATAAGTGTAGCACTAGATAGGTGCTATTTACGTGCCATTGTGGATAACAGTAGTTTTAGCTTTAGTTTCAATACCTCTATAGTTAGCCGTAGAATGGTCTTCTGTAATGCATCCTTAGGATCTTTGTCACCTATAAGAGCATCTAGTACCTGTTCTCGGTAGCCTTTAACCATTGCTGGCTTGTAGATAGTAACTTCCTTGTGATAGAAAGTATTATCTGCGGTGTATCTAACACTTGCTTCCTTGCCAACCTTTTTCATAAGAAAAACACATGCATTTACATCTTCTTCTGGCAGTATAGTGATATCTCCACCTGTAGGATATGTGAATGAAACACCTACTGAGTTACGGTTAGGATTATCCTTTCCTTTTAACGTATTAAAAAATGCCCTTGCTCGTAAATTTGGACGTTTGATGACTCCTGCGTGCCATGCACTATTCTTCCAGTTCACTAACTCATAAATCTTTCCGTTGTCGATAATGTAGTTGTAAGACAATTTTCTTGCTTTGAGCGTTGTAACTGCACCTTCAACACCGCGACCTCCAGTGGTATGGAGCATAAAACTTCTAGGGTTGTTGTTCTCCCAGTAGTTCTTCAATGCGTATTTTTTGTTTATATTAAGCATACCTAGAACCTCGTGACTTACGTGGTGCTACTTTCTTACGTAGAATACCGTGCATAGGTTTCTTACTTGTTCCTTTTTTGACTGCTCTTACTTTTTTCATAGTTATTTTGTTACCTCAAACTCATAAGTTGATAATTCAGCTTGTACTGATGCTTGTACTTTGGTATCAATATCTCGTAACTCTAAGTACATATTAAACACTGCAAAAATTATTGCGACGGCAAAGACACCGGCAAATGCCCACAAGCCTTTTATGACAGTCCCTGCCCCAGTAAGCTGTTGCCTCCATGCTATAAGGTCTTTAACTTTTCCATTGGTGAACTTCACTTCTTTACCAATGTTAGTCAGCTCTTTCGAGATGTGCTCAAACATAGCTTTAATCTCTCTGTTTGTAAACGGGTCTTCATTCATATTAATCGTACGACTGTGACGGATTCAGCTTCAAGTACCCTGCAATCATAGAGAACACTGCGTTGATAACCATAACTAATGTCGGGTCTATGTCCCCCTGTATTGCAATAAAGCCGTTAGTAATAAAAGCAAATGCGAGTACCCAGATTGTTCTTGATTTTAATAGTTTCATAATTTGTTGATTAAGTCAGCCTCTATTATATCATGCAGTGACCTGTACTTTCTACCCCACTTAAAGAAGAAGTAGGAGAACGGTAATAGTGTCAGGCCGAAGTAATAGAGATATGTTATGAAGACATAGAATACTTTATGGTTAGAATCCAACGCATCAGAGAACATACGCCAACATAGTTGGTAGTCAGCGTTTATCTTTTGTCTGCAAGTCCACCTCCCCTGCCGTAGTTAAAGTCATGATGTCTACAGTCTGCTGTAAACATAAAGTCAGGCACCCAACTACACCCATCTCCAAACGTATCCCGTTGCTCTGGTGTTAAGTCTGAGAAGTGTGGTTTCATGTTAAGCTCCTAGCATTAATGCACCGCGTCTGACTGTTGGTGTGCCGCCTCCTGATGCATCATATGGGATACCGATACCACCGTTATATAAAGTTGCGACATCTGATGGTGTAAGTATTTTTGTCCACAAGCCAACCTCGTCAAGCGCACCATTTAGATAAGCACCAGGGCCGTGGTGTGAGCCTAACCTGAAAGGATTTGTTGCAGCCAGAATTGTTGTTGCCCTAGCAGTGTCGGCAGTTATTGATACACTTGCTCCATTTCTGTACATTATAATACTCCCTGTTAAATTTACAGTTACTAAAATATGCACCCAGTTACCAACGTCTGCTGACACAAAAAATGCAGACGCTGATATATCGGTCGTATCTGCTGTCGCGTTCCAATAATAAAGACGTAACTTATTATCATTTGTCATAAATAACCGATACCCACTATCCCCTGTTCCAAACGCTTTATTCACTAGCTCGTTATCTACAGAAGGGAGTGTGGTTAGTTTAACCCACAGAGAAATACTAAAGTCTGTTGTAACATCAAGTCCTGTTTGACTTGCGTTTGTAATCTCTAAATACTCAGAGTTTACAGCAGTAAATTTCGCAGCATTTCCTTGAATACCCGATGTGTCTTGTGTGACTGTATTAATGTCAGTAAGGTTGTTTGTGCTATGGCTATCAACACGTGTACCAGAAGCCTCCTCAAGTTCCCAATATGAAACAAGACTTGCATCTCCTAAACTAGTATCATTCTTAACATCTGACATACTATACCGTTACAGTTGTTATACTTGCTTTAATAGATTGTACCGTTGCTTCTTTTTCTACTGTGATTGCTTGTTCCTGTTTTGCTTTCTTAGCTTTAATCAAAGCACCTGCAAGTTTTTCTGCAACCATTGAGTCTATCAGTTTGCTGATTTCTTTTTCAAGATACATCAGTGGTGTATCAGGGTTTGCAATATATACATCTACAGGTTGAGTACGTTGTTTTCCTTGTACCTGTTTTACAGTTCCATCTGTCTGTACTTCATCTGTCATGTCATAAATAGCGTTCCCTTTTGCATCTACTGATGGTTCCAATGGCACATTACCATTGATATCTAGTTTTGTTGTGTCCACAATCTTATCAGGATATCCAAGCTCATTAGCTACTGTTGGTGCTAAGGTGTCGTCAAATTGAAGTGTTTTGTTTAGTGTGATTGTCTTTATCATAATATATTAGTTACTTAGTAAATCTCGCTACTCATAGCATGGTAATTAGTACCATCCCATAAGTATGTTATTTCGACACGTTGCCCAGCAGTTGCACCAGTGAACGTTGGAAATGCACCCATCTCAATAACGCTTGCAGGGTGTGTGATATCCCAACCGCCAGTGGCATCCCATGTATAAATTACCAGTACGGTTGTTGCATTGAGTGTTGTTGGTGCTGTGAATGTGAGTGTTACAGAGCCAGTAAGCGTCACTGTTTGGTACTTCCCATTATTGGTATTGATAGTTAAAGCTGTACCAGAGTTCCCATTTGCATAAAATGAAGCATCACCTAGCAGGTTTTTATTCAGGTCAAAGTTCCCCCCTGCCTGTGGTGTAGTGTCCTCCAGTACATTCGCAATCTTACCATTCCATGTACTTGCACTTGCAATGTTTCCGTCAGGAAGTAGCCCTGTCACATGATTGGCAAGGTCGATAAGTGCTCGTGTAATAATCTGCCCTACGATTGTGAGGTAGTTAGGTGTTCCTGCTAGGGTTACATCTGTACTGTTGTCGGTTCCTGCTGGGTCTGCTCCTACTTGTGCAGCGGTGTAGTCACCATTTTGTGCTGTTACCGTACCACTACGGCCAAACACAGATTGTACCGCGTCTGTAGGGGTAAGTAGCTCCTGCCAGTCTGTCATCGCCGCGTTGGTACTGTTGAGTGCTATGTACGACTTGTTAAGGTCTGAACGTACTGCAACGTCACCCTCCTGTACTGTCAGAGCAAGTTGAGCTAGTTCAGTAGCTACTACAGACGTTGTGGAGATAGCCAGTGCAGGTAGTTGTAGCGGGTTAATCTTTCCACTTCCATCAAGTCCTGCATAACCACTTACTGCATCTTTATTTGCGACTTGTTCTGCTGTAACAGCCAAGTCACCCTCCGCACCTGTAGCATAGTCTGATTCTACGAAGTCTGTTATATCTACTTTGGTATGCGTATGTACTGTAGGTGCATCGCCTACGTACATAGGAGTACCGTCTGAGATAACCCCGTTTAGCTGTGCTTTAGTGGTTGATGCGAACTGGGATAATGGATCTGCGGTAAGTGCATCTCCTCCTCCTGCAAGCGCTACCGTTTCAAGTGCGTCCTCTGCACCGTTTACACGCACAACTTCTAATCCCCTCGTTGCGAAGGAAGTAAAGGTATCTGAAAGTGATAGGAAGTTAGAAGCTCCACTACTACCTCCACCAGAACCAATAAATACTTTCTTAGTATTCTCTAGTTCCTTTAGTAATACATCTAGTCCTTTACCGGTAACTGAGTCCTCAATAGCCTTAGTCTGTAACCGTTCTCCCTCTGGAAGCAACTCCAGTGCCGAAGCAATATCCCCACCAATAACAGGTACTTGTTTTACAAGCTCATCAAGCATATCAACCTTATCCGCTTCTGGTAGCGTCACACCGCTTAAAACTTCTTTAATGATACGGTCATAGTCAATCATTGCATCAAGTCCCTTGTCACCTTTTATAGTCTGTGGTATCAGTGGTCGTATTAAAGCAATGAGTTCTTTCTTTGTTGGTGCATCTCCTTTGTCACCCTTAATAGAGTCACCCTTATCTCCTTTTATAGAGTCACCCTTATCACCTTTTAATGTATCAAGAGTCTTTACATCCACCTCTTTCAGCTTCTCGGAAACATCATCAAGAACCTCCTGTATATCAACAGTCTGTGTGACAAGTGCTAACATGCCATCTTGATTAAACATCTTTGCTACTTTTTCTCTATTTACCATACACTTTAATTACCTCCATGAGATTCATCAAGTCTTTAAGAGCCTTTTTTAATTTTACTAAATCACTGTAATACATATTTGATTTATTATACCATTATATACGTGGTGTGCGTGACTTTCTTTGCCGTTTAGAACGGAAGCGATACTTTCTAAACACTTCGTTTTTAATCTTTGCACGTTTAGAAGCAAGTACCCTTCTCTTATCATCGTTTGACAATGATTGATATTTTTCATTATTTGACAAAGTTTGTATCCACTCGCCAACTATGTCGTTATACTCCTTGTTTGCTTCAACAAACTTTTTATCACCAATTGATTCTTTAAACTGTTTCATTTCTTTACTTGGATTCATGTTCCAGTTAGTACCAGATTGAGGTCTTGTATTTGCATTAATTCCAAACACATCAACTATCACACCTAGTACAGCAGATACCGATGCATCATCTTTCAGCTCAATAGCATTTTGTAATGATATAGGTACCGTTGTCCCATATACAAATGAGCCACCTGTAGGTTTTGTATTCTGATAAGTTCTACCTTTTGCAAACTGTAATATCTGGTTTACCAATGGTGTTGTTTTACCTACACCAAAATCAGATAACGCATCCCATCTTGAACGATCACCGAAACCAGAGCCAAACTCACTTACAACACCAGTAGTTGCACTCTTTGATTCACCTGTAATCATTCGTGAAGCCAAGACAGCTAGTGAACCTATACCTGCTGTATAGCTAAAAGTAGTATTACCTACTTTAATCTTCCCAAAGTTTGAACTTCGGGGGTCGGTTTCAGCACTTCCTGGACTAATAGCATTAGCCGTCTTCATTATCATTGCAGTAGAGCCAATTATCTTAACAAGGTTTTTTGCTGCTTCTTTACGAGCAAATGCAGTTGTTAATCCTGAACCAAGTGAGTGTCCAGTTAAAACGTCCCAGTTAGCCTTAAGCATACGTGGCGCCCAAAATACCAGTTTTATTACTGGGGAGTCACCAATCTTTCCAAACTTACCACGAGATGTAAGTGAGTTTACAAGAGTACCAATGTCTTCTATTTGTTTTTTATCCCATTTAACACCATTTTTTATGGCTTGTTTTTTGTACATATCAAACAAATCCATGCGCACTCGTTCCGCTGCACCAGTAAAGGATAAGTCAGCTGCTTTAAATATTCTACCCAATACAGGTATTTTTTCTTGTCTTTTTGTTGGGATAGCTTCTTCAAACTCTGTTATTATTTTAGCGGTCTTATAATCACCGTTCATATAATTCTTTCTTGAAAATCTATCTGCAAGTTGTGCAAGCTCAACTTTCTTTCCACCACCTTTTGTAGCAATAGTTCTACCAAAATCCTTTAAAGAGTTGACCGCCATAGGTAACCACTTAGAAGGATTTGTATATAGTGTAAACAATCCTTGCCTCCCCATAAATGATGCGTCCCATGAAGCAACAAGTGATATTGCTAAATCAGATATACCTTTAACGGTTTGTATAACTAGTTTAGCTGTTGCTGTTGGTATGTCCTCTTTAAATGCTTCCTTAGTATTTCTTCCAAACTCTTTAAGTATACCGACTAAATCCTTGTTGCCAGTCATAAGGTCATCTTTATATACCTTTAATAACGCTTCTGCCGCACCGAAGTCCATTCTTTCCTTACTTTTTTCTGGTGCTTTATCCGCTTTTATTCGTAATTTTTCTGCGTTATTTTGTAGGGTAGATAGGTTTTTAGCTTCTGCTCTAGTAACGTGTGTTCCTAACATCTTATCTGCTAACGCATTATAAAAGTTCTCATTTTCTTTTGGAGAAAAAATTCGCTCTTTTTGTTTTGCTTTAAATTCATCAAGTGCTTTTTTTATTTCAGCTTTCTTTGCAGGACTATACTTTCCAAGTTCACCGATTTTACTAACAGCGTTTTTCATGCCTAACACCTTGTTTTTTAAAATACGCTTCTGTTCAAACAGCAAAACAATATCTTTTGTATTTGCTCCTGCATATGGTTTAAGTTTTTTGGTTAATTCTTCTGTAGATAAATTAAACAGATCACCCATTTTAATCTCCCCTTTAGCAATAGCGCTACGGAAAGCATTGACATTTTCTTTTAGTATACAAGTTTTTGCCATATTTAACAGGTTATTTCATTAATAAACTTATCCCAGTTTAGTTGGTCTTTTTCTACTTTCGTTTTCTTTAAGTTTTTCACAATAGAAGCTTTCTTCTTATCGTAGTTAGGTACTCTATCTTGTCGAGCTTTTGCAACATCTTTTATGTGACCAATAACAGGATTAAGTTGACTAAATGCTTGTATTCTCTGTCCGAGCAACCTACTTTCTTGCAACAATCCAGACTCGTTAGCTAGTTTCCTCATTGCTTCCACATTGCCAGTAGCACTAGCATAGTTTGTTACTGATACCAACACATCTTCTGGAAGCATCCCCGCAGGTGCGGGTTTCTCTCCCATAGCTACTTTAAATGCTTCGTTTGGATTATTTAATGTGAACTCATCAGTCTTTTTTATATCTTCTTTCTTAATACGCCTTTCCAGTTTTGGCAAATCATTAAAACGCTTATCAAAGCCTAATATCATCTTTTCCTTGATTGCTTTACGTTTGATACTCTGTGCCAAACTACTTTTTGTTTCAGTAGGTACAAAGGTTACGTCATCTTTTTTAGACGCATTTTTAGGTTTATTACTTTTTTTTGCAGACTCTTTCTTAGTAGTCTTAGGAGACTCTTTCTTTACTTTAATACCAAGTAAACTTTCTTTTCCTCTTAATTTAGACAGTGCATTTTGTTCCAACTTATCTAGTACAAGTTTATTAGTAACTGGTACTTTGATAATATCAGCAGGTGCAATAGACCGTACTTCACCATTTTTTGATTTGACTCTTATCTTTCCAAAAGCTACACCTACAACTTCACCAGTTCCTCCACTAACTATCTTTACTTTCTTACCTTTATAGTTTGCTTCAAGTTTCTTTTTTGCATTTGCAAATTCTATTTTAGTTGGTTTTCTTTCTAATCCACGTTTTATAGCAGATACTTCAAAACCACTTGCTTTCAACCTCGCCTGTTTTCTAGTACCTTTTTCGTTACGGTTTATTGAAACTTTTTCTTTAGAAGAAACATTTTTTACTCTTGCAAGTAACGAACTAATTTTAGTTGTAGGTGCTAATTCCTTTGTGAGTTCTGCTTTTCTGACAACTTCTTTTGTTTTTAATGCTCGTTTTGTTGACTGACGTTCTAAGCTATCGAGTAATAGCTCCTTAGTAGTTTTACCTGTGTCCTGAATAACTACATTATTAGCTTTTGTAACTGCTTCATCAAGTACACTTGACGGTACTTTCTTACCAGACTCTAACCTATTAGCAACAGGTTTCATTATCGTGACAACTTCATCTTTTGCTTTGTTTGATAAAACTTTCTTAAATCCATTCCGCGTCAATGCTCCAGACTTGCCTAAAAGAAACCCTCCGCCAGAAAACAAAGCTAGTCCAATAGCATCGTTTTTTAGCTGGTCAATCCTTGTCCCGTTTTTCTCGTCATATAGTATCTGCCCAGTACCGAGAAAACCTACTGCGTCTGCTACTGCTGGTATATATTTAGCAACTTTAGGTGCTAGTTTGAGCGACTCTAAAGTAAGCTGTGTGCCTTTTGCAACCCTACTATAGGGTAAAAGGTATCCAAGAAAATTACCTGTATCATATGCTTTTTTTTCGTTTCCACTACGCTGTAAGTCATCCATCACAGTTGATAACTCAGAGAATACATTTTTCTCTTCTGGTTTAGTCTTTATCCCAATTTTATTTAATCCCTTTTTCTCTAAGTTTAAAACATAAGTACCTATATCAGTCAAAAAACCAAGTGGTTTTAAAACACCAGTAGAAACAATACCCTGTCCAGTAGTTACAGGATTTTGTACCGCTTGTGATACATAACTAGGTACCTGTTTAATACCTTGTAATGCACTGCTACCAAAGCCTTTAATCTTATCGAATAAAGAAATATCCTGTTGCACAGGTTGTGTAACCGTAGCAGTTGGTTGTCTTGACTGACTCCAATTAGAAACAGACTGACTTTGAGTTTGTATTCCCTTTTTCCAATCTGAAACTGATATCATGTTTAAAATCCAAAGTTATAAGGGTCACCTCCTTGAGAACGTATATAAAGTTGCTTATCTTCTTGTGATAAAGCCTGAAATTCTGTAGAAGCAATTTGTTGATTAATGAATTGTTTTAACTGTGTAGCAGTCACTTTAGTAGTCGAACTACCACCACCACTTTTCTTTTTATTTTCTATTTTCAATTTAGCTACATCGAGTTTTTGCCCAATGATATCTAGTTTCATTTTTTGCTTTACTTTCTGTTGTTCCAATAAGTCTTTTGGATCTAACACCAACGTACCCCCTCGCTGTATTGCTTCTTCAATAGAGCCAGCCTCCTGTATTGCTTTGAGTGTCAACGTATCAGCACCATTTTGTGCAGCGTTGAGAGCTAGTAGTTGTATATCTTTCCTGTCTGACTTCCACACTTCTAACTGCTTCTCTTGGGTACGCACCTGTCGTGCTTTCTCATCAAGCGCAAGTAATACTGCCTTACCTCGTACTGAGGTATCAGTTTTAATCTGTCCACGTATTGCTTCCAATCGTTGTCGTGATACTTCAAGCTGTGCCTGTAGTGGTACGAATTCTGCTTGTATCTGTCGGTCAACTAAATCAAGTGCAGAAGATATATTCCCTTGCATTGCTTCAATCTGTGCAGACGTTCCAAGTGCCTTAACGGTACGCTGTCGCTCAATCGCTGCCTGTTCACCTGTAATGGCAAACATAGGAGCAAGTCTATCCTGCGTGTTTAAGTCAGCTATTTTTGCCTGAGTATTCATGTTCCGTAACTGACTCACCAAGTCTTGAACCTGCGCTCGCTTTGCTCCTACACCACCTATCTGTTCCAGTTGCGCTCGGCGTTGCTCCTGTGAAAGTGACTTACCAGTAAGCCCTTGAAAGACTGCTTGCTCTTTTGCAAGTTTATCTTGTAGTGCTGAGTCTTGCTTAAATAAGTCTGCATAGTTAGTAGCGAGTTGACCTACATCAACAGGTGCAGTTGTAGGTTGTGGTACTGAGTTATCAGGGAGATTGATAGCTGATGGTGGTGTATTGAGTGAGTCAATCGGTACTGTCCCTAAATTTTGATTGAGTGGCGGTACTGTTGTGGTAGGTGCAGGTGTAGAAGGTAGTGTCGCTACTGGCGGTAGTGCTTGAGTAGGTTGTCGTAACTGATTAAGTAACTGAGTATTCTGTTGCGCAGTGCCTGTATAGTTCTGTATACCTTGTTGCCCTGCAAGAGTAGCACGTGAGTTGTAGTCACTTGCTTGTCCTTGTCCGTTTAGATAGTCTACGATTGAGGGGTTATTACGAGATACTTTTTTAGTTTTATTATTTCTATGCGACATATTCTATTTATTATACCATTGATTAAGCACTTACCCATATAGTAACAATACCGTAATGGCTACATGTGATTAGTTGAACTCTGATGTGCCATCACTGTGTATCTTCCACCCTGACGTTGCAGCTACATAGTTATAAGATTCTATTCCATTTGATACATTATTAAATCCCAAAGTAGTAAAACCCTCCTGAAGGTCACTAGGTGTACTCAAGTTATCTTGTGGTTCAACATATTCTTTTTTATATGTATCTTTACTCATTTTTATCTTTCTTATCACCAAATACATTAATTGTTTTAATTTTCACATTTCCTGCATCGAAACTCGGTATTATTTTAAGATTATCTATATCATTCTTTTTCCCTTCAAGGGCAATACGCTTCTTTACCCCATGTTTAGTAAAAGAGATAGTCCCCCATGTTGTCGCTGCTACATCGTTGTCAGCTTGTAGTTTTATGCTCAAACTATCACCTATTACCATTGGTTCAGCTAGGATAACCTCTATACGGTTTATATCAAACTGTGAACCAAGTGGCATAAATACTGTCTCAGGTGCTACTCCTGTAGTACCACCTACTGTGAGATTATACCGGTACAATTTTGATTGATCTGTACCGACATATATCCTATCGACTTTTGCATCATCAATAATAAGTGTTGTTGCTCCTGTTCCTCCTCCTGTAAGGGGTTCGTGGTATGAAGTAGGAAGCTCTGGCAGTATTTTACCGTATGAAGCTACTGTACCATTTTTACCTCCTCCTATAAGGAGAGCATCTGAGTACGTCCCAATAGCACCATTTTGCCCGAACGATGCAGAACTTGATAATGAACGAACTTTTACAGGTGGTGTGGAACGGTTAAATATGTATATACCATTTGGACACGTAGCATACAGTTTACTCCCAACCTTCTTTATACCAATAATATTTGACTCTGGGATACTCCACTCATAACTCCATGAGGGGTCGTCTATTTTCCAGAAGCGTACAAGTGTACGCCCATATACACTATTATCACCTGTATTAGAAGACATACCAATCACTAAAAACTGGCCATCATCTGATAATGCGGTGATTAACATACCTTGTTCAAAATCTAGAACGTTTGTATTTGCTGTACCTCCACCTCCTGAATCGTATATCTTACCTATATATCTATCATTGCCAAAATAAACAGAGTCCCACATTTTATGGACAGGATGGTAGATAGACGCAGTGATATTCCCCCATGAACCGTTAACTGTAGGTGTCCCATTTAGCGGGCCATACCTACCTATCTGTAGTAGATTATGGAAATAGTAGAGGTATTCGGCTGTTGTTCCTTTAGCAGTAAATAAGGCAAGACCATTTTGTAAATCTGTAGCAGAGAACACTGTAGTTGCATTGTTGTCTCCTGTACCTATAATGTCTATCTTAGAAACCCCAAGTGTAGTAGCTATATATGTCTCCATTACTGAAGTACCATAAAGTCTTGTCACTGAAGCTATTGGTGTACCTCCAACACCACCTGTAACCTCTGTTGCAACTGGCGATGTTTGAAGTAGTCCTACGTCTGAATTCCCCTGAACAGGGTTTATGAAAGGGTTGATACCTTCTGCTTTATGCCATAGACCTCCTTTCTCTATATGCGAGCCAGATGCAATACCTGTGAGCCAGTGTTTTGTTGTAAGCTCAAGTATTTTCATATAGCATTTATTTGTCTTCCACTAACACGTAGCCGTGTTGGGTTACGCTTTGTGATTGCATTATCTAGGTTGGTTTCTTTTTCTGCTATTTCTGCTGTAATAATATTTAGTAATGCTACTTTACTTTGCTTGTTTATTGCAACCCATAACTTGCTTGCATATAGAAAAGGAAGCGCATGAAACGGTTTAGGTATTCCTATTTCTTTTATTGTGTCTGTACTTACAAAGTACGACTGTTCACGCTCAAACCACACAGCCAGCCCCCCCACAAGCCCATAATTAGGCTGTGGGTATAAGTATATGTTGTTTCCCTTCTCTAGGAAATACCGAGGAATACCTACCTCGTTTGCATTTGGTTTCATTGCATTAGTAGCAAGTGGTGAATCAATAGTTAGTTGTTCTAGATCATAGAAATTAGGGTCTGTAGCTGATATACGGTATTTAACACGTGTTATATTTAGGATATCAAGTAAGTTTGCATCTTGCTTAACAGAAACTTTTTCTGACCCTGATACAATATCAAACAATCCAATAGGGCTATCAGTGTTATTAATATCGTCCCATCGTATGTAGTTTGAATACGACAATAGTCGAGGCATGATACTATCAAACCCTTGATTAATGAGCATTGTAAATGTTTTCAATAAAGTAGCATCACCACTGATTGTACCGTCCTCCATACCGCATAGAGTTTCACAGAACTGTATCCCACCGTTTTTATTTACCGTATCATTATATTGCATGGTTATTTATCTTTTTTAGTTGGTGTACGTGCTTCTCGCCACTTGTCTATTTTACTAAACGACTCCTTGTACTCCCCTAGTGTGTCAGCGCAAAGGAAAACAACTTTACCGTCAACTAAGTTAGTAGTCACTGGTACTTCAAACTCTGTAAGTTCCTTTCCAATCAATCGCTTCACGTTGCGTACAATATCAATCTTGATTTTGTTTACTTTAGTGATTAGTCCGTTCTGCTTATCAAGTAGTGCTTGGTGTTGCTTTGCAAGGCTCTCCATTTGCTTTGCCATTTCTCTACCTTCATCAACAAGTACACCTTTCTGAGTCACAAGGTCCACTAGCTTTGTATCGTCAATAACTATTTCTCTTTCGAATTTAGATTTTTCCATATAATGCTTTAGCCGCTGAGCGACCTGTTAGACCTCTACTGATAATGTTCCCATCTTGTTCTACACTCACAATTTTACCATGTACATCTTTTATGACCTTGTCTGCTGCACTTTTTCTAGGGTCAATAAGTACACCTTCTCGTGTGATATCTGTTGCTATTTTTACTTCTATACTCATATTGATTATTTTCCTTATGTCGGGCTTCCCATAAGGAATAGAAAGCCCGAAACAATCAAGTCAGACTAAACTGCTGAAATGATTTGAATTCCTCCGCTATCTCTGTTCTCGATTACACCGTAGAGAATATCCGCGGTTACAAGAGTACCAAGATACTCCTGAATGTAATTAGCCTGTAGACGTACTCCCATTGAATCCTTCTGCCCTGGAAGAGCAGCGGTTGCATAATGGATAGAGTCAGGGACAGCTAGCGCTCCAACATAGTCAGCTCCTACGTTTGCAGTAGTGATTCGTGTTGAGGTAATAACTGGTTGTCCGTGAATCGCTGGTGCTGCCTTTCCAGTAACTGGATTAACTGCATTAGCGTTATTGATTGCAAGTGCGTATGCATCAATAAGCATCACATCTTCCCATAGTGTCTTAGGGTGTAAGAACCATGTTGCTTCGTCAAAGTCAGCGTTTGAAGTTTCAAGTGTTGAAATTGCTTGAAGGATAACTGCTCGACTAAGTGCAACAGTAGTTGCTCCTACAGAAGCTGAGAACCCTGCAAACAACCCTGCAACTGCATCCTCTAGTTTAGCTGCTGCGGTATAAGCTGCGTTCTTCATGTAGCGTTGCTGAGCGTTGTATGAACGCTTAACTTGCGCTGCTTCCTTATCTTCAATCAAGAACGACACTTCAAAGTGTTGGTTAATAACAAGTGTCTGTGTCGTTTCTGTTGGTGAGTTAAGTACCACCTGAGTTCCTGCTGCCTTAGCGTTTGCAGCCATCTCTGTTACGTTTGGTGTGTAAATAGTATCTCCACCATCAGCTACTTCGTCTGAACGGTCTGTAAAGAACCGTGCCATCTTAAGTTTTGCTCGATAGAAATCATTTACTTTTGCTCCCCATTTTTCAGGGATAATCACCGCTAAATCTGCCGCGGTGAAGTGATTTGTTCCTAATGCCATAAAATTCTAATTGTCTAATCTATTAAGTGATTAGCAATTCACTTCTACTCGTTCCACAAAGCCTTGTGTTCTGCATCAGTTAGTCCAGGGGTATCGAGAGTCTTCTTGACTACAACTTTACCACCTCGTGAAGCTCGTAATTGAGACTTCTCTTGTTTGACTTCCTTCTCTTGCTTAGCAGTCCATACAGTGTAGTAGTCAGAGTTTACAGCTTCGTCTAGGGTTATACCTTCGATTTTAGCTATCTGTGCTACCTTATCCACTTGGTCATCTGTTAATCCTTTCGCATAGAGCTTAGCTTCTTCACGTGAAAGTGTATCTTGTGAATTACTCTTTTCCTTTTTTACTGGTTCCTCAACTATACCAAGTTGCTTCCTTGTTACTTTGAGTTGCCTCTTAAGTCGTGCTTCTTTTGCTTCAAGAGTTTCAGGAGTTTTTACAACCTTTTCCTCTTTCTGCTCTTCTTCTTCTACTTCTTCTTCTTCTTCAAATTCATCGAAATCTTCTAGGTCAAAATCTTCTACTGCTACTTCTTCTACTGCTACTTCTTTTTCTTCTGTTGCTTCTACTGCTACTTCTTCTGTGTCAATAAACATATTGAGATGTTTGTTCTTAGTCGTTTATTGGAAACGATACCATAATAAATCACTTGTTTTGGTAGCGAGAACCATATCACTTAAATTGTACCACATCTATACCTTGTCGGTATAGTGCTTCTTTACTGTGGTAGTCCCTCTTACTGTATCCATGACCTTAGTGGTCACAAGATACCGACCTTGTTTTGTTGCTTTCTTAACTTTCTTGAGTAAGTTTTTCATTATAATGCTTTGTTAGTTACTTCTCGCGTTTCTTTTGGCTCGAAGTTTTCTTTTAATTGGATAAACGACTTCTTGATTATCTCCCTCGTTTCTTTCACCGCTGTTGTATCTCCACCATTATAGACACGTTTTAGTGCTTCCACATTTAAGACTTCCATAATGAACTCAGACCATGCGTCTTGCATGGCTTTGTCGTTATATAATTCTTTTAGTTTATCTCTGTCCATTTGGTAAAGCTACTTGTATTTTATTTGGTGCTTGCGCCTGTGGTACGTTACCACCTGCTCCTTGCGGTTGCTGTTGTGGTACCGCTTCCGCTCCAAGTGTTGCAGAACTAATACCAGCAATCTCACCCATCTGATTAATAATCTCTCGTCGAGCAGGGTCTTCTGGTGGTAGACTCTGCAATCGTGTTGCCAGTGCATTAAGCTCTCGCTGTGAGTCAGACATCTCACCTGTAATATCAAACCGGAGTTTCTTCTGTATCTTTTCTATAGTGATATATCCTTTTGGTATCTGTAGTGTTCGCTCTCCTTGGAGCATAGATAACTCTTGCTCTAGATTCACCATCTTCGGTGGAAGCACAACACCCTCCTGTGCGAGTATCATTTCGTTGTTGTATTCTGTCTGGATTACCTTATCAATCTTCTTTAATTCCATTGGTGAAAACGCTGCGGTAAGTTCATGCTCCTTGTTGATACCATTAACAATGAACGGTAGTACCCAATCCATCAGAATCTCATTAAGGAAGTACCCATCAGTATCTCGTCGCTTATTAAAGATAGAACTTGACTGTGCAGACTGTAGTGCGAGTGAAGCAAACGGGGTAGAAGCATGTGGTTGCTCTCCTGTAATACCTGCATAGCTTGACTGGTCACGTTGCATATTAGTAAACCAGTCGTTCATAATGTTGTTCCAGAGTGGTAGTGCTGTCGGTGCAAGTGACATAGAGTCCATGTACTCTCCTTCTTCAAGCTCTATCATTTCGCCGTTTACCAATGACAACGCACTAGGGATATTTGTTTGCTTGTTAGTTTTGATTATTACTTTCCCTGCAATATCCATTGCATCTGCTTCTGCAATCACAGCTTCATTAATAGCTATCTGTGGCTCAAACAATTCTTGCCATACACCAACACCCCAGTCACTACCCTCAACAGCTTTACGCTTGTCGTATTTGAAACGGCTTTCCTTTAGCTCGTCATAGTGCAAGATAATAGTCTTGTCACCAATCTTTGCTCGGATAATATTATAAATAGCTGTTTGGTATTCGTCTTCCTCTGCCATTTCTTCAAAGTATTCTTTTGAGAATTCTCCTTCAATGTCCTGAACTTCAATGTCCTGACCTTTCTCCTTTACTTTGTCATGTGATAAAATAGCTTCTATTACTTTTTCTTTATCCCATACATCTGTACGCTTCATCAGTTCCATTGGTGACATCTCAAAAGAGTCCATCTTGATACCGTTTTCAATATCTCTAGCATTTACTTTTGCATAGCTCCATTGAATAGGCTCAATCAATAGTTGACGTTTGTTATCTTTGTCACGTTGTATTGTCTTCTTCATCATCACAGACCCATACTCAGTCTTCTTGCGTTGGTAGTCATCAATAACCTTCCCGAAGTTGTTGAGCTTCATCCATTTCTGTAGTTCTTTGTTGACAACCATTGAGAACGTATAGTCACCATCGAGTGCTGTTGCTTCGATAGCTTTACGGTCAATGTTCTTTGCTCGTGTTTCAAGGTCTACAATAGCATTACCAATGTTTCTAAAGCGTAACCGTTTTCCGGTTGTCTTGTCCACCATTCCTCCAAGGTACTTCGATTGAATATACCGACCTATCTGGTCAATAGTTTTCTTGATATAAAAATCAACGTCACCCGCTGTGTTAATACTTCCACGATTAAATAAATCAATGTGATTATCAAGCTCTGCGTTCAATTCTTTTAAGTCATCCATATTAGTTATAATTATATAGCACTATTTGTTATCTTCCTAGTCCTCCCAGTCATCTGCAAGCTCCTGCGTGTCGGAGGTACAAGTGTTGTAGTACCTTTAAGTATCTCAAAGTACATTCTAAAAATGAATGTATCACTTGCATCAGGGCTACGGCCTAGCTCCTCTTTAATCACTTCTTTTGGTATCAGTCTAAGCTTGCCATCTTTGTCAGGGTCTTTCTGCTTTATGGTTACAAGCTCCTCAGCTATTGTTTCTCTCTCACTTACCTCAGCGTTGGTCACTGCTATCTTATGTGTTTCCACTAACTCAGCTAACTTAAATCCGCACTGTGCTTTTAGGTTTGCGAAGTTCATCACCTCACGCTTAGACTCCAGACTATGATTAGTTATCACTTGGTTACGTGTCGGTTGTTTTGTTTGCAATGGTGTTGAGTTGTTTACAAACCCTTTTACTCCCTGTAGTTGGTCAATCACACCACCTCCAATACCGTCCTCGTCAATGATGATATGTGAAAAAGGTATCTGCTCCTGTGCTGCACCATCTCGTATCAGTTGTATTGTTTTATCTGTCCCTTGCTTTTCGTAGTAGTCACGCCTGTAGCTTTCCAGTCCGTCCCAGAAGTTGAGTACAATCTTGTCACCTCCATAGCGTGCAACATCCACAGTCATATACTTCTCACCGTCCTTTGTTATCGTGTTAGTGAAGATGTCTTGTATGTTATCAAACTTCATGAGTAGCCCCTGAGTATCTTCATATTCAAAGTTTCCATACAGCAATCGTTGCACAGTTACCTTATCAGACTTCTTCAAGTTCTCGATATAGTCATTACTTACATATGGGTTATCTGTAGCGAGTGAAGGAATAAATGCTTTGTCGTTTGTAAGTGTCCCGACTTTGTGTGGTTTATAAAATTCGTTGTACACCCAATTACGTTTCGGGTTACAACTAAAAAACATCTTTGGTATTGTCTTCCAGTCATCTCCCTGTAGTTCTGAGAAACGACCACGCAATACTGAAATGGCCTTGCTGTTTATCTCTTGTGCTTCATCAAGGAATGCTCCAGTAAGTTCATATGACCCAAGGCGGTCATACTCTGGATCACTAGGCTCATGGTTAATATCCTTAAAGAAAACTATTGACCCATTAGTGAATTCTGCGGTCTTACTTTGTGCATGGTATGTAAATGAATCCTCGACTCCTAACTCACGTGCTACTTTATTAAAAGTTCTTAGTGTTGTATCACGTAAATCAGAAAAGCGTTTGCGAGCAATCAACCATGATGATTTGTTTTTACTCATCGCCTGAGTGATTATCCAAGCGCACCCGAGGTATGACTTACCACCTCGCGCACCTCCACCATAGAGTATTTCGTTGGTTTCGTCATCCATGAGTAAAACAAGGGCTTCATACTGCCGTATAAAGGGTTTAAATTCTACAGTGCGACTACTCATGTGGCTTAATAATGTTTATAACTGTTTTAAGTTGCTCTCCTTTAGAGGTTATGTCTGTGTCAACCTTTTCTCTCATGCCATGATTACTCGACAACATGAGTTTTGCTATAACAGGACTATAGTCCCCATTCAAGCTATGCTCTATGAGCATTTTCTTTTGCAATCGCTTAATCTTCTCTAAAGTCTCCGAAAACATTTCGTGTTTTTCAGCCCATAAGTAGATAGTTGAGTCTGCTACGTCTAAGTGTAAACCTAGTCCTTCATTAGTCGGTAACTTTATCTTAACTTTCCTTTCATAAGTATTTGATTTTTCTCCTATAGTTTTTTCAAAGTTCCAAAACTCATTACCACAATTAACAACATAATCATCGGCCCTCTTTTGAATATCCTCATTGTATTTTGTTGGTCTAGCCATACCTAAATACTATCACATACTTATCCACATGCAATCTCTACACGTACCATAGCTATGGTAATATGTAAGTATATGAAATATCACGACATCAAAAAAATCACTTTTACCAGAATAAAAATCAAAGACAAAACTAAAAACAAACAGGGGCTTCCGACATTTTTGAATATGGAGAGGAGATTGAAGAAAGAATTGACAATTAATTAAAACCATTGCACACACACAAATAGAGGTTGACTACTTGACAGCGACCCCTTATAATAAGTCTCATTAATGAGCCTTGTTATAAGAACAGGGGCATATCAGGAATATACAGGAATACGGCTTACCTTAGCCGTATTTTTTGTTTATACTTTGTGTTATAATATAACGGCTTAGTTGAGCCATATAATACTATCAACATCATCTTTTGGAACTTTTGACAAAAGTATGCTAGGATTATAGTAATGAAAAACACACACTTTTTAGACTCTAGGATTGAACCTTGGTTCAAGAAAAGAGGAATATCAGAGAAAACAATAGAAGACTTTGGTGTCTGGTGGGATAGTGATGGTATCTATATACCAATCAAAGACCATGACAACAACTTACTCTTTAATAAGACAAGACGATTACCGGAAGACCATACTTCAACTAAATACCTCCTACCTAAAGGAGCAACAGCACAGCTATTTGGACAGCAGTTTTTACACCTCTCTGAGACCGTGTTTATAACTGAGGGGGAACTTGACGCAATGGTTATGTATTCAAGCAGACAAATAGCAGTATCATCTACTAATGGATGTAAGACGTTTAAAGATGAGTGGGTACAGTTACTCGAAGGGAAAGAGGTATACATCTGCTACGACAACGATCAGGCAGGACAGGAAGGAATGGCAAAGATGTATAACCACTTCCCCAATGCAAAATACATCTTCTTACCTAAGGAAGCATACGTCAAAGATATATCTGATTACAATGAACGAGGTGGTGATGTACATAAATTAAAATCCCTAGCGGTATCTTTCGCAAACATAGACGATATAGAACAGGACATGAGCCGTAGAAAAGCAATGTGGCAAGATACATACTTCCACCGTGCTATTTTAAAGACAGCTTTAAAAGAAGAAAAAAAATATGTAAGGAAAGACAACGAGGAATTTGATACAGATAAAGAACGAGCAAAAGCTATACCTATCACAGAGTTCATTGATTTTAGACCTCACAGAAAAGCATTGTGTCTTTACCATGAAGAAAGCACACCATCAATGACATACTATCCACAAACTAATACGTTCTACTGCTGGGGCTGTGACAAGAGTGGAGATGTGATAGATATTATTATGAAACAAAAAGACATGACATTTAAACAAGCAATGGACTTTTTAAATAACAAGTATTAAGTATGTCTATCACATTTACAGAACTAAAGGAGAGAGTACGTGAGATTATGTATATTGAAGATGATGGTATTATCGAAATAACTATTGCCTCCATAATCGCTAACTCAATAGCAAAAACTTCACCTGTATGGTTGACACTAATTGGTAACTCATCTGCTGGTAAGAGTCAATTTATACGACCTATTGCAGACGCTAACCCTGAGTTGATACATAAGCTCGATACACCAACACCTAATGCGTTTCTTTCAGGGGCGCACGGTGGTTCATCGTTTCTCATGGACTCAGTAAAGAGTAAAGGAATTATTCTTTTCTCTGACTTGACTGTGTTGTTCTCTATGAGTAATGAAGCACGAGGGGAGGTTCTTTCTATCATGCGTATGATTTATGATGGGGAGTACACAAAGAAGACAGGGACTAAGGTACTTGAATGGAAAGGGTACGCAGGTGTGCTATCTGCATCGACACCATCTATCTACTCATACCTTGCGGAAGTAGCTGACATGGGTGAACGGTTTATTTATTACCGGATGAAGCCAGTAGACCAGTTAAAGCTCCAGCAGTTTGTTGTCAACAGTAGCCTGTCACAGAACGAGATGGACTCGAAGCTGACAGAGATATACCAAGACTATATAGGTGGTGTAATGGAGTCTATTGGGGATGAAATAGAGCTGTCTAATAAAGTGAAAGACAGGCTCTATACTATCTCATACTTTGGAGCGAAGTTGCGCTCACCTGTTCATACTGACTACCAAGGGAACGTTGACCGTATACCACAAATGGAAAGTCCTGTGCGGGTGTATAAGCAATTAGAAACTGTTGCCAATGCAATGATGTTGATGTCGAAACATGAAGGGAATGATGATTTATCAGAGGAGCAAATACAGTCACTAGAGTGGTGTGCGTACTCACTAGGTAACGAGGAAAGACGTACCATATTGAAGTCTGTAGTGGAACAAGACGGCATGAAGGTGACAGTACGTGATGTGTCTGCATACATTGGTCTGGACAGTGAAGTGGTAAAGAGGTACTTAACGGAACTTACCTCTATAGGTGTGTTAGTCCTTCACTCAAGAGATGAGTCATCAGATAACTCTTTGCGTTGGAGTTTCACTAATAGTGACGACGTAGCCATTATTAAACGTCTAGATACCTTCACGGAAGCAAGAGAGGAGGTAATAGATGAAGTTGAAGATGAACCATTTTAAATATGAAATATAACAATCAGTACAGATGGAAAGAGTCTAAAGCTAAAGGAAATGCACTTATGTTGTTCTTTTCCTTATGTGAAAAAACTAAAACGACCAACAAAAAGATTAGTGTGTATGGGCTAAAGCATGTATATGAGAGATGGGCGGAAAAAAATGGGGATGTCTTTGGGGAGGGTATTGACTACTATACGTTCTCAGATGAGTTCATACACCACGCACAACAGCATGGGTTTGTATTCAAGCAAACAAGAGTGTCACCACATGGTGACCCCATAGGGTACTTAAACCTTTCAATGAAAGATATTAAACGTATAATAAAATCATGCGTATGACCCCAGCAATACACACATACCCCGACCCTAAGAACTTCACTGTCTTCTACCGAGGGTACGCTAAGGAGTACCAAGGTGCAACGGTAGTGACCCACTCATGTAAGGAAGTTTACAAGAATAAAAACAAAGCATTAAAAGATGCCAAGAAATTATGCAAACAGTTATCAGATGCAAAAAGTACACCAAGCGAGCTAAATATAGCTACATGAAGTGGTGGATCTGTGGAAGTTGTAATAGTAAGATAAAATAAATATGGATATACAAACAATATTAGACGAGCGACAAAAGACACATGGGGATTTTAAGATTAATTCTGCTATTACACAGTCGCTAAAAAGAGCATTGGCAGATGAAGGTAATCTTTCAGACGCTCAAAGGGAGGCACTTGATATGATACTCCACAAAATAGGGCGTATTGTCGCAGGTAACGCAAATGAAAAAGACCACTGGGATGATATTGCAGGCTATGCCACATTAGTAGCTAATCTACTTGAGTAATGAAATCATTTAACGAAAACATAGAGATAGACTTCGACCCTATCGAGCATAAGTATACCCATGAGGGTAAGAAGCTTAAAGGTGGTACAACCGTCACCGCAGAGTACCACGATGGGTTTGACAGGGAGCGTATAGCGTCAGCGTTTGCTTCTAAGCGGAACATAGACATGCCAGATGTACTGGCACTCTGGGACTCAGGAGGCAACATCGCAGCAGGGTTCGGTACAGCTATCCATGCAGTGCTAGAACACTACTTCACGTGGAAGGATAAGTGGGAGGATTGTAAAGCTATGCCGAACCACCCGTTTTTGATACAGCTTATCAAGGAGTTGGAAGAAATCCGTATAGACGGCAACACACGACAAGAGGTACTGGTGTCCCTAGTTGATAAAGGTGTATGTGGGCTTGTAGATGACTTACTCATAACAGGTAAAAAGACATGCCGAGTACGTGACTATAAGATAACGTACAACATACTGGAGAATGACAAAGCATTATACAAGCCGTTCACTTACTTAGGAAGTAACAAGCTAGCAAAGAACTTCTTACAGCTATCCATCTACAGCTACATGTTAGAAATGTCAGGCTGGAAAGTCGAGGGCATAGACATCTACAACTGGAACGGAGAGTGGAGTCACCACATGCTAGAGGGGGATACTTTGAGGAAGACTATATTATTAGTAGGTACTGTTGTATGATTGACTTAATACATGGAGATTGTTTAGAAGAAATGAAAAATATTTCTGATGATGTGTTTATTTTTAGTGACCCACCATATAACCAAAAGTATCATTACAATTCATACAAGGATGCCATGGGTGATGATGAATATGCAAACATGATACGTTATGTTTTTGGAGGCAGAAAATCTGCTTTTATTCTTTACCCAGAAGAAATGATGATGCTGTGCGGAGGCGGTAAAATGGGAGAAGTTGAACAAGTCGTATCTTGGGTGTATAACAGTAATACTGCAAAACAAAGTAGACAAATAGCATGGTTTGGCTGTAAGCCAGACTTTAGGAAAATACCACAACCTTATAAAAATCCTACTGATAAACGTATCGCAAAAAGAATAGCAGAAGGAAAGTCTGCAAGGTCATATGACTGGTGGAATATAAATCAGGTGAAGAATGTAAGCAAATCGGATAATCCACACCCATGCCCAGTACCATTGGAACTTATGGAAAAAATAATACTATCGACAACCGAAGAAGGAGATACTGTTTGTGATCCATTTATGGGTTCAGGGACTACAGGTATAGCGTGTAAGAATCTAAACCGTAACTTCATCGGTATAGAGCTAGACAAAGACTACTACGATATAGCTGTTCAGAGAATCTAAAAGTTATCCCCAGTGCATAAACATCATTGCTATGGTAAAATGTACTTTGTCACAGGAAGACATTAAAATCCTTTAACTAATAAAATAAAACAATATGAACGATTTAACAAATTTCGAGGGACAGGAGGAAGTACAAGTAACTTCACGCCCTGCCGTAAAGCAGTTTAAGAAAGGAGATGTATTCGTAGGATACCTAAAGCAAATCTTCGATGAGCCAAAAGACGGTTCAGAGGAAAAAACAATGGGAGGTAAAGACTTTGGTACAAAGACCTTTCAACTTGTAGCCATTGGTGACAAGAATAAAGACCACAAGTCAGAAGACGGTACTGCAACAGGTGAAGCAACTAAAAACGAAATTACAGAGGGTGAGGAGTATAACTTCTATACAAACTACACAGGTGTAGGGAAGCTCAATGTAAATGGTATTAAAATGTCACAGTTACCACTTGGTAACATTGTGAAGATTGAAAACCTTGGTAAGAAGAAGTCTGAAAAGTCTTCATACTTTTACAAAGACCAGTCAATCATCGGAAAGAAAGAAAAAGACGAGTTTGTAATCCACCCAGATTACAAAGCACCAGAAGATTTCAGCGGGCAGGACGATGACGAGAATTTCTAGTTACAAACCCAAGGGTTCATACCCTGGGTACAGGGCGGAGATACCTGTCGAAAAGGCATCGAATATACTATACGGCTCGATGCACCCTGTACTTAGCGTATGAACAATATAAATTGGAAGACAAATGCAACAGAACTATCTAAAAAGATGCTTCTTTATATTGATAAGGAGGTAACATACACACAACTAGAAGCCAGAGCAGTTAGTAAGGGGATAAACTTACACATACTAGACCAAGCACTTACCATTTTACATAAGGTAAAGAGTGTCAATAAACGAGTCAAAGCAGGGGACATTGTATACAGTCCATCCAAAGTGAAGAAGTTTACCTTTGGCTCACATTTAACATGGGTACGCAATAACTACCCACCTATGAATGATAGTAATAACGGCAGTGGTATCGAGATGGATTTCAGCTACCTATTCCTAACACCAGAAGAACTAGAGAAATATAAAGCGGAAGTAACAGGCAGGGCGTATGTGCCGAGTAAGCGTTATGTCAACACCAGGTAGCAAGTTACAAACAGCCGTACTAAAGAAGCTCCAAGAAGCAGGAGTGTTTTGTTGGAGGCAAGGGAACCACCCTGTTTTTGACAAGAAACTAAACAACGGCTATGGAGGGTATCGTGCCCATGCAGGACTAAAGGGAGTACCAGATATTTTGTGCATTATTGATTCTCAGTTCGTGGGCATCGAGATAAAAGCAGGCAAGGACAGAATGTCACCCGATCAGGTACTCTTTCAAAAACGATGTGAACGCCATGGAGGGAAGTACCTTGTAGTAAGGTCTGTTAGTGATGTGGATACCCTCTGTGGATAACTTCTGTACATAACCATAGCTATGGTGTATACTGTAAGTAAGTTAAAAGATAAACAAAACAATATGGATGACTTAGTAACAGAGATGAACACAGGAGAACGAACAGAGGAAGCAGAACTTGAAGCGATTATCAACAAGGAAGAAGAAAAGGCTAATCAGTAAGTTTATGATTTACACACTAGAGTACCTAAAGACAGAAGCAGAGGGTATCGTAGGTAACTGGAACGGAAGTGACGAACGGTTTACCGATACCAGTGGAGAGTTCAGAACAGAAGACGATGTAAAGGCATCCATTGAGTTGCTAAAGTTGATTACTAGAATTGAAGCGATAACAGAAGAACTTGAGATATGACAAAACGACCACTCTGGGAGAACACTATAGAAGTGTACAAGCCCCGAACATACTGGAAGGAGATTATTATTGGAGTAGCGTTTGTACTGCTGATATGGATTGCATGGGTACTCACCGCTATCCTTAACTTTATAATTACTTATGTCTAAAGAACTATCAATACCTAAAGAAGTATCAGTAGCAGATGAGCTTGTTATCAAATCACCTGATGACCTGATCAGTGCAACGTCACTGTTGAGCAATATCAACAAGCACCTTGATAAAGCCAAGATTGAGAAAGAAAAGATAACTGCACCAGCTACCTTAATCCTTAAAAACGAACGAGCAAGGTGGAAGCCACGGGAAGACTCTCTAAAAAACGCAGTAGCAACCATCAAGGACAAGATGAGAACATACCAGATGGAGCAGGAGCGTCTTGAAGAAGAAGCACGGCAGAAGATTGTGTCTGATAAACGGTTAAAGACTGAAACAGCTATCGAGAAGATGTCAGAAGTAGTTTCTACAGAAACAAAAGTGGAAACAGCAGAAGGTTCAGTTACTTTTGTAACAGACTACGAAGTCATTATCGAAGACATAGAAAAAGTACCCTTTGAGTTTCTAAAAGTAGAACTACGCAAAGCAGACGCTAAAGCAGTTCTAAAGTCAGGAGGTACTATCGCAGGATTATCATTGAAGGAAAAACGAGTAGTAAAGAATAGCCGGTAATATGAATATCAACCCCCTATGTATCTGCCCCACCTGCAAGGCGGAGATTACACCCAGTAAGAAAGAGGCAGGAGTGTTCCTTATTCAGTTTAAGAAGAAACAGAACAGCAACGAACACATGAAACGTATTAGTAAACTAGGAGTAGAAGCAAGAAAAAATGCAAAAATTAATAAAAAGAAAATCTATACAAAAGAAGAAATACTACCGTATTGCCGGACCGAACAACGATCGGATACAGTTCAATAGCACCTACAGTGACAAAAAGGGGTACATATACCTCACTAAAGACATCAAGAAATACGGTTATCAGATAGTAGTTGAGTGATATGACAGCTAAAATAAAACAAGCACTAGACCAGTTGGAAAAAGAAGCAAAGAACCTCCCGCCATTCAACCGAGCACATTACAAGTTTGCCATCGAGGACATACGAACCGCCTTGGCTAAGATAGATTTAATAGATTATGAACAGAAAACCACTACAATGCAACGGAATAGCAACAGAGAATAATCGAGGCGAATGGGTACCACCTGTCCCATGTTCACACTATTTCAGTTACTCTCACCAAGAACAGAAACAAATATCAACATCAGGTGCAAACATGAGAGGTGTCGACGTTCTCGTATGTAGAAAATGTGGTGAAGTTAAAAGAGAAGTTATCAATTGTTTTAATTAAATAAACCATGCCAACAATAAAAAACACAAAAGGAAAAGAGATAGAAATAACCCAAGAGCAGTACGATGAGCTGTTTGGTAAGAGTGGGAAGGCTTTTAGGGCTTGGAGAGCTGAATACGGACAAACTTATTTCTTTGTAGATTCTCGCGGTATTTTTCTGAACACAAACGATTACAATCATGAGTCTGATAACTACCGCTATCTAACAAGTAATTATTTCTCCACCAAAGAAGAAGCACTCGCCTACAAAACCATACAAGAAGCAACAGGGCGCGTCACCCATGCAATTAAGGAAGCAAATGGTGATTGGGAGGCTGTATGGGGAGGAGCCATAAACGCTAAAAAGAATTTTTCTTATCGTTTATTTGCAGACATATTTGCTACAGCCAACAACTCGACAACATCTAAAGAAGTTCACCTCCTCCCCTACATGAAACCTGACACAGCAAAGAAAATCCTAGAGGAACACGAGGAAGATTTACGAGTAATTTTTGGAGTATGAATTATATACAAAAAGCAATAGACTTACTGGAAGTAGAATTAAAAATGAAAGGGACACCTTACGAAGGTCTGTTGGAGCTTTATGGATTACTTATATTCACGCAAGGTGAGAATTGTACCAACGAGCATATACACGATGCTTGGAGTATTTGGCAAAATAGAACAGACCCAAAACACCGTTCGCTAAAACCGTTTGAAGACTTAACTTTTGAAGTACAAGAGCTGGACGGTGAGTATCGTGACGCTGTAATTAGAGTTGCTAATCAATTATTATGACACTACTACAAACAATACGAGAGGGGGAGAGGGAGTTTGAGAAGGATGTGAGTGAATACAAGATGGCCTCTATTAAAACACCGTCAAGACTAAATGAGGAAATTTCGCCAATGATTCTTGGTACAATAGAAATATATAGAAAAAGATACACCTCCCAAACAATCGCACTACTAGAGGCTCAGAATGAGGAGTTGGATTTGAAAATTAAAAGGGAAGTAGGTATACAAACCGTAATTCCAGATGTTGAAGGTATAGCCATGGCTTTCAGTTTAGGTATAAAGAACTCCCTTCAAACCACCATAGACATTAACAGTAGAATAATCGCAGAATTACAATCATGAAGAAATGTGCGAAATGCGGAATTGTCAGCAGTAATTATTCCCCTCACAAACGCGCTAAAGACGGGATACAAAGCCGTTGTAAGGGTTGTAAAAAAGTAGAAATTGACTCATTCCATAAGACAAAAAAAGGCATTGTAAGTAAGTTCTATTATCAGCAAAGGGCAAACTCCATAAAAAGAGGTCATATCCCGCCATCATATTCTATCCAAGAACTGCGAGAATGGGTATTTAAACAAAAGGATTTTGAGTTGCTATATACGAATTGGGTAAATAGCGGGTATGAGACAATGAAAAAACCAAGCATAGACAGACTGGATGATAGTATAGGTTATGCTTTTGACAATATACAACTAATAACATGGCAGGAGAATAAAGACAAAGGACATCGGGATATGCGGGAAGGAAAGATTACCAATAACACCAATCCACAGAAAAGAGTAATACAGAAAAAGATGAACGGCGATGTGATTGCTGAATTTGTGTCAGCGAATGACGCATCGAGAAAGACTGGGATAACGCAACCACACATATCGAGAGTATGTAACGGTTTCGGTAAAACCGCACATGGATTTTTATGGGAATTTAAAGATTAAAGCATATCATGAACAAAATAAAACAAGCAATGGAAGCAGGGGTTGAGGAGTTTGTTAAAGAATATTCTGCTGAGCTCGGATTTGAAGACGGATTTAGTACAACAGTGCAACCAAGATACATTGAGGAGTATGTGGACTGGCTCAAATCCCACCAACACACCCTCATAGACGCTGTTGTGGAGGAGGTGTGGAGTCATCTGGGCATGAATGGTGGATTGCGGAGTAAAGATGAAGCCCTCCAAGACATAGTAGAACTATTACAAGACGCTAAGGAATAAGAGTATGACAAACTCTGGGGGCAGTTATTAGATTTATTTGAATTGAAGGTATGAAAACAGAACTAAAATTATATGTATGGGAAGATGTATTGCGTGATTATACAGAAGGAATGGTGTGTATTCTCGCAGAAGACCTAGAGCAAGCACGTGAGGTGTTCTTAAAGAAGTATAAGAGTGAGCAATACATACTCGATGACTTCTTTGGGAAACCTTATAAAGTAATAACAACACCAGACGCATTTTATGTATATGGTGGAGGGTAATTAAAACACTATGAAATCAAAATGCCATAACGCAGAAATGCGAGTAGAGGGAGATACCACTAATTACTACGTCTGTACTGTATGTGAGAAGGCGTGTGACGAAATGTCCGATAATAGCGGACGGTTGGAAACAAACACTATAGAGGAGATGGTGAGGGAGTTTGATAAGTACATTGGTGCAGTGTCTAAAGAACTTGTCAGTGGGAAAGATTTTGCAATAGGTTTTAAGGAAGAAATCCAACAAGCCCTCACCAAAGCCAAAGAACAGGGAGCACAAGAAACCCTAGAGAAGTTACGCACCTCCATAGAGGCAGAAGCATTATCGTGTTCAAAGAAGATAGATGAGGCACGAGAGCAGGGAGCGAGGGAGGAAAGGGAACAAATAGCTGAGTGGGTAGAAGATATGAATACACCAACTGCAAATGTAATGGCAGTAGCAGTCAGGAATGAAATAATCTTAATCCTTAAAAGCCTAAAGCAAGGAAATGACGAAGCCCTAACACCACAAGAGTAATATGAAAATAATAACCATACAAAAGACAGTACAAGGTAGACGAGTATATAACAAACAACCATGAAACAAAGAAACTTTAAGAAATGGATGCCTATAGAGATAACGTGGCTAGATAGCACTCATAGTTCTGGGTGGAGGTTCGAGGACGATGTGCCACTAGATGATAAAAGCCTTGTTCATAAAACAATAGGATATTTCAGAGGAAATACAGAACAGAGTATAAATGTAGTCCAAAGTATGAGTGTCGGGAAACATTATGACGGTACTCATTCCATAGACGCTCGGATGCAGATACCATGGTGTGCGATTCTTAAGGTTAAGAAGTTAGTATGAAGATAATTCTACACCTATGTGCAGACACAGGGAGCGACTCAATGCCGTATAAAATGGAAGGGTATGATGTTCGTCTTATTGGAAGCGATATTGGTGTAGAAAATTACACACCACCTGATGGTGTGTGTGGGGTATTTGCTAACCCTGTTTGTACCGAGTTTAGTACAGCAAGAGCAGATGGTAATGCTCGTGACCCAGAGAAAGGAATGTTTCTTGTAAGAGAGTGTCAGCGAATAATAGAGCAAGCCAGCCCTAAGTTTTGGGTTATTGAAAATCCAGCTAGAGGTGTACTGAAAAACTACCTTGGTGAACCACAATACAAATATGAGCCGTGGTGGTACGGTAGTCCGTGGACTAAACAAACAGCACTCTGGGGCAAGTTTAATATACCTGAAAGGAAGTATCAGAATTGGAAAGACGTCCCTAAGAATGAAGAGTTGTACGTTCGACCTAATAGACCGAAGCCGTCACTTGCGTTTATGCACAAGTCCAGCTATCACCTGATACCAGAGTTTCAGGTATTACCAGAGCCACAAAGCGATATGGAGTTTAGAAGTATCTGTAGTCAGAAGTTTGCAGAAGCATTTTTTAAAGTAAATAAATAACATGACATCAGTAAACGAGCTTAACGCGTACAACCTGGGGATGAAGGAGGGGGAGAGGGTAGGAATGAAAGCAGGGGAGAAAGCGAGTCATACTAAGTTGCATAAGATTCTGGTTGAAGAAAGAAAAAGATACTTACGCTTGAACCAAGGGGGAGGTGTCCGTATCATACAGAGGCTTATTGCAAAATTTATGGTAAAATAAGAGTAATCCGTAACACCAAGGGGAGTTGGAATGGTTACGGTGTACATCCCCCAAGTGGCTAAGAAAGCAATTATCCCCTCTAGGGGATTTTTGCTATGTGATATACTGAGGGTGGAAGGTCTTTGACAGGTGGTGTGTAGTATTCAGGGAGTGAGGGGTTTCGACCCTATGTAAAAATGGCCTACCAACTTAAGAGCGTGGAATTTAAAGAAATGTATAAGGATTCCTTAAACTTATAAACGTCAGGACTGGCGACCATTCCTTGAATATTACACATCACAGCAACAGGAGAACACCATGCCTAAGAAAGATGTATGCTGTTGGTGTTATAGATACGGAATAGTATGATATAATATATCTATATGAATCCAAAAGAAATAAAAAAATTCTTCTCCAAAATTGAGAAAACAAAAACATGTTGGATTTGGACTGGTGCCGACAACGGTGCTGGGTATGGTAGATTTCACTCAAATTATTCTGACAAAAGAGTTCATCGAGTTTCTTATGAGTTTTTTACAGGTGAGAAGATACCAAAAGGTTTAGTAATTGACCATTTATGTCGCAATCGTAAATGTGTCAATCCTGATCATTTGGAGGTTGTCAGTCATAAGGTCAATATTCTCAGAGGTAACGGTGTAGGAGCTGTCAATAAAGCAAAGACACATTGCAAGTTCGGACATGAGTTTAGTGGGGATAACCTTGCTATCCAAATAAGACCGAATGGTGCAAAATGGAGAATCTGTGTTACATGCAAAAAGACAAGGTACAAAAACAACAAGGAGAAAAAATCGTGAAAAATACTTTTATCAGCTATATCAGCTATATCAGCTATATGAGATAGTAAGTGTTGATAGCTTGAAAGGTTTTTTTGCAAATACTTTTCAGATGATGAAGTCACAATGCGTTCATACTATCAGGAGGATGAGTAATGCACCCAAATACTAACGTCTGTCCAAAGTGTCGGGAAACAAAACCCCTGACTAAGCACCATATTTTTCCAATACGCCATTATGGAAAGGAAGGAAACAAACGGATATTCAAACTCTGCCGTTCCTGCCATGATGCCCTTGAGCGGTTGATACCGTTTGAGAAACAACATCGGTCATTCTATCCAAGAGTGATTGTACAATTCATGGAGGACTAATTATGTTGGAATGGTTAAAAAGACTTTTCAAGTATGATGAGCGTGACCCGCTTGAAACAGCATACAAGGATGAACACATGCCATGCCATTACCCTGCGTATTGCCGGTGTGATAAATGTCGCAAGAACGACTTACGGAAGGGTTAACATGGGCACCTAAAGGCAGGTTAAACCCCTGACCCCATGACCAACCGTTCGGAATTTCCTAATAGTTCAGATATTTCCATTTTGGAAACAACTCAGAAAGGAGGTGTACCATCTCATACCGCAGGAGAACCCAGTTAATAGGGGAACCAAAGCGTGTGTGTACCTAGACCGTC